CTCAGGTGTCTGGATATCGCACCTGCTGGAAAACCTGCCGGAAGAGAAACTGGCATCGGCGCTGAAAGATGACAACCCGAACTGGGAGTATATCGACGGCGAAATCGTCAAGCAGGGATCGCTGGCCCACAGTCAACTTGATATCCCGGAACTCCAGCGCCGGGGGCTGGTCATTCTGGCTTCGGAGAGTAAGGATTTTCGTCTGCTGGCGCATCTGCTGAGAACCCTGCAACACGCCGGTGATCCTCATCTCGCATTGCGCCTGCTGGCGCTGTATGTGGAGCATTACTGGGCGGTGGCTGCGCCGCAGAATATGGCGCATAAAAAACGCTTTGCCAGCCAGGTCATTAAACGCTTTGAAACAGGTATTGAAGTTTTTTCACAGAACGCCGCCACAGCGCAGCGCGATGCGCTGTCAGGGGAACTGGCAAAACTGGCGCAATGCTGGCAGTCACATAACGCCCCGGAACTGGCACAGGCTACTGATGATCTTTTTGCCCTGTACCAGCGTGCGTTTAATCGTGCGGCACCGGCTCCTGTCCCCACTCCGGCGGCCTCCGGTAGTTCACCACAGACCACCGCCACGTCTGAAAGCGGCGTGACGCAACCCAGTGCTCCGGCTCCCCAAATCGTCATCGACAGTCACGACGACAAAGCCTGGCGCGACACGCTGTTAAACATGACGGGCGTTAGGGGTTAACTTACTGATTTTAATAATCCTCCCGTACTGTTCTCGTGGCTATGGGGCATCAATGGGGCAAAATCTGCCAGCTTCTGATTCAGCATTGCGATCTGCTCTGCGCTGCTGTCAGCCATCCATGCACCGTAAACATTGAACACCATCTGCGCGCTCGCATGCCCCATCTGACTGGCAATAAAACTCGGGTTTGCACCAGCAGATAATGACCAGCACGCATAGGTATGTCGTGACTGGTACGCCTTTCTGTGTCTGATCCCCGCGCGCTTTAGTGCAGCTTCCCATGAGTCGCCTACTGAATCGACCCGGTAGATAAATCCGACCTGCTTACTGCGCCTGACCACATGCGGGTTAAAGACGAATGTACACTCATGGGTCACCGAACGACCGTACTCACGTAACTGCACTTCAATGTGATATTGCCTGCCCAGCCTTGTCATTTCAGCCTGATTTTTCAGGATACTGATTGCGGGCTGGATAAGATGCACCACTCGATCTGTGCTTGCCTCGGTTTTCGGTAGAGTGAACTCACCAAGTTTCGTATAATTACGCCTGACGGTAATTGTTCCCGCCTTCAGGTCGATATCTTCCCAGGCCAGGGAAACCAGTTCCCCGTGACGCATTCCTGTGTACACTGCTAATGACCACAGGTTTTTCGTCTGCTGATGCCGGCATGCATCTATCAGGCGAATAAATTCATCACGAGACAGAGGATCTGGTTCTGCCCTGGCTTTTTTCAGAGGCTTAATTCCCTCGAATGGATTCACCTCTAAGTAACCGTGATCCGCAGCAAACTGAAACATTCCGGCCATTGTCGTCATGTAATAGTTCACAGTAACAACGCTTCGCCCTTTTGTCGGGGATTTGTTTTTCGTCGGATTCTGGTAACCAGTTAGCAAATCTTTCCTGAGATACAGCAATTCCTCTTTGGTTACTGCTGACGCCAGGCGATTACCTCCGATCCTCGGAACCATATTCCTTGCGACAGACTCATAGCGATTGAATGCGTTCGCGCAGATTTCCATCCGTTTCAGATCCAGCCATTTTTCTTCAAGTTCTTTCACTGTAATGTCTTTTTTACTTACACCAAAAGCCTTGAGATTAGGGGAGTCAGGAAACTGGGTTGCATAATCAAAGGTTCCTGTGCGGATGGCAAAACATACTGATATCCGCAGTTCCCCGGCTATCTTCCTGTTCTTAGCGGTGTCAGGGACACCGAGACTTTCCCTGACACGCTTACCTTTAAAATTAAACCAGATGCGTAATGTGCCACCGTGGTTTTCGACGCCTGTTGGATATGTGACTTTATCCATTGATACCTCCAGACGCCCAAGAGCGATATGAGCTTACCTTTTTCATGGCATCAAATCACCCTGGCTGTTTGTTTTTCATTGAAGCCACCCAGGCATCGACCGCTTTACGGTTATACATGCATTCACTTGATGGCTTCGGGTTACCATCTGGTGAAACGTGGATATATTCCCGGCCAATCATCCAGCACTCTTTTCTGGCCCGGAGGATGGTACCGGGCTTGAGCCCGGTCACCGCGATCAGAACACTTTCACAAACCCAATCGTTAGGAGCTAACTGAATAACATTGCTCATATACCCGCCTCACACCACGTCAAGGCCACGGCAGTGGCACCACGTTTCGAACATTCGTTTAACCACTTCCCGGCAGTAGAACCCTTCCTGATCCCTAGAGAGGTCGTAGCGGTTGCTGTAACGCTGGCGCACCCATATTTCAAATGCCTTGTGCATCATTTCACCTCCGCAGATAACGTCGTCACAATTACATGCTGGCGCGCCTTGGGCTTTATCAGAAAAATAGCCTTGTCATACCTGAGTCCGTATCCACCTTCACGTTCGCAGCGTGCGACTGAGGCGCACAAAGAGCGGGGAATACCTTTCTTGCTGACATCAAATACCCAGGCGTTTTTGAGATCGAGGATCAGATTTCCTACATCGCCACCAATGCGTTCGATATAGCGTTCAATAGCGTGAACAGTCACCATGTAGTGGCGAAACTGCACACTTCCTGAGGCGGTCATTATTGGTGTAGTGGTGGTCATCACTTCACCTCCACGCCGATCCCGGCAATGACACAAGCTCGTTCTATAGCTTCTTTCGCCCAGCGCTTATAGGTTTCCGGATGGAAAGCCTCGCTTTTGCCTGTACCGCTCCAGAATGCTTTTGAACCAGTATCTGGCAGGGTGATGGTCAATTGCTTACCATTGGTAACATCGTTAATCAGCCCTGACTTAATATTCAGTTGCAATTCTTTGTCTATCAGTGCTTCTTCCAGTTCGGCAACATGGCATTCAGAATCAATCAGGTTGCTTTCCACAGAAGACAGGGCTTGTTTTAGTCGCTCGATCTCCGCCGCCATGTAGTAACCGGTTTTGCTCCAGGTATCCACATCATCACCGGTCATATCCGGTTCCATCGTCGCCATGAGAATGGCGTCGTGATAGTCCTGGCTGCCACTGGTAATCGCAACAGCGTAGGTGTCACTGTTTTCGCGCTTATGGATAAGCACGACAGGGTTAGTGATTTTGCTCATCGTGCCGCCTCTCGCTGGATTGTCTTGTGGGCTCGCAACATATCGCGGGATTTTCCGGACAAAACCGTCTTCATGAAGAACATTCCACTGCGGTTTGCAACTATTCCTGGAGTGCAGATCAGCGTGGCGTCTACCACCCGGTTATGTTTACGGAATTCAAACACCGTGCTGGTGATAACGATGTTCGCCACGGCGCCGTAGTCCTGGTATTGGATTTTCATGCCAGATGCTCCTCAACAATTTTGAAAGCATCATCACGGCATGGCATCACGACGAACTCAGGGTTACCGTATGTAGTGTTGATCACTGGATCGAACTGAATGCGTACCGCTCCAGCCTCACCGGAAGGGCGTAACTGGATGGGAATAAACTTTCGCTCGCGACCAAACATCTTTTCCGGATAGCTGAGGTATTCAGCCTGGATAACCGGATTGATACTGAAATCCACTTTTTTCGGGATGACGCGTTCCATATCAGGAAAACGACCATCAACAAGTTTGATGCCAGTGATCAAGATCCGACGCTCGAACGTGTCGCGGTGAATGGCAAAGGCTTCTTTGTTGAATACCAGTTCAGTGGTTTCCGCTTTCGCCGGAACCGGTCCTTCAAACTGGACGATGATGTTTTTCTTCGTCCGGATGCCGTGCTCCATGCGCAGTGCTACATGCCCGTTAGTTGACTCGATATATTTCGGAGTGATGTGCACACCATTCAGGTAGTAACGGACATCATTTTTTGCAGCGCATACCAGAGCTGCGCGAATGAGTTTCGACTGGATGATCATGCCTCCACCTCCACGAAGATCTCTTTCGGATCCTTACGCAGAACGAAGCCACCAAATTCAGGATGTTGCCAGCGCTTGCGTTTACCGCTTGGGGGAACGGATTCTTCCAGCAGCACCTGAAATGCGTGAATGAACGATTCACGGTGTACGCACAGCCCACGAACTCCCGGCAACTGTCTGGAGGGCAGGTTTGCGAACTGAACAAGACGACGGCACGAAGGATCGGACAGACTGGTTTCCCATGACACTTTGTGTACCGGAACGAATTCGGCATCGGTATTCACGAATTCAGTCGAACTAATGCGCCGTTGTGGTAGAGAGGAAGATACAGGCGAAGCAGCAACCAGGTTGGTGCCACTCACTTCCATTACTGCTTTCATCGTCGCTGATGCGGTTGCTTCGGCCACAACACGGGCCAGCGAAAGAATGTCATGGTTCATGCTGATTTCCTGCTGGTGTGATTTAGCTACTGGCACTTCTTTGCTGTATGTGCCTGTGGTCATGATGGCAGGGAGTACATCTTCACAAACCCAGTCCTGTACGCGTTCAGCCGATGGAAGCTGGCTTCGCAGGATAAGGCGGAACAAGTCGGCCTGACCAGCAAGCTGAGTACCGCGCGGTTTTTCACCAAACCCCAATTCTAACGATTCGTTATAATCAAGTTTAATCAATGCCTTGCAGTGGTCTTTCAGCGCTTTTGCTGGGTTCGTATAACCGAGGGATTTAGCCAGTTCTACAGCGTCAAACGCTGGCTTTCCCTCATAAAGAATTCCGCTCATAGAAAAATTGAGTTCTTCTGAGCTAAAGGTCATAAGTTGTTTATTCATCGTTATTTCCCTCAGTGCATAACTGGCATTTCTGGCATGCCGTTGGCGTTAATCTCTCCGATGTAGTCATCGTGAAGCATCTCAAGTCCTTTTCGCCCAAAGGGTGACATCCTGAATCCGCACCCCGGATCCGCAATCACCATGTCCTGATACATGCGAAGGGCTAGGGCTGAACCCTCGCAAACGCCATATTTCTCTATGGCGATGCTTTCCACATGGTTAGCGAGAGAAAAACGCAGTGGACCGGGGTAGATACTCAAATTTCCTTTCTTACCCGAATAAATAACTGCGATATCAACGCCGCCGTCACCGTTAGGAACCTCAACCATGCCGTTCTTATCCTTCTCTTCGTTGATGAATACTGTTGCTACCAGCCAGCGCCACAGAATGAGTTCTTTCTCTGCGCCTAAAGAAACCAAACCAGCTGCCACGGCATCCATAATGCAGGCCAACCAACGCAGCCCCTCTGAGTTGCGGGAGTCAAAGCGCGAACCATCGAATTGTTTAACCGCGCCAGACCAGCCAATAACGCGAGTTCCGATCTTGATGCCGTTTGGCGTAGTTTCTGGCGCGTCGTAATTGCTGCTCATCGAATACCCTCCGGTTTACTGGCCTGTAGTTCGTCAACCTCTTTAACGAAGCGGTCGTGCATGGCGTCCCACTTCTCACACCATTTCGTCATGTCACGCTTAATGGCCAGAATGCGGCGAAGACGTCGAACACAGCGCTGGTGGGCTCCGATGTACTCAACTGTTGTGCCTCCTCGCTGCCAACAATTCAGCTCTGGATTGAGTGGGTGGACTGCCTGCACATCCGGGTGCCGCTGCTCGAAGCCGGAGCGATAAAACGCTTCTGAAGTCATAAAGAACGCCAGATAGCGGATCGCCGTATCTCGCGTGAAGCATTTTTTGATACGACCGTGGCGTACTGCCACGAACAGTGGGCCAACTGGCGTATCGTGTTTCTGTAATGCAAGGTCAATCATGCTTACGGTGCGTTTATCGTTCATTTCCGATCCTTAACTTTGCTGTATCGCTCGTGACTCATTACTTCCCAGTTCTTTCCGCCATCGCGGGAGAGTAGCCGCCAGCGGTGATTAACCTTGAGGCTCAAATTACCGGAGCCGTGCATACGGCAGGGGTGAATGCGCCTTGCTCTGAACTGGCTTAAAACGTGTGCTGCTTTGAGGTGAACCCACTCAGGAATTCGAATTGCTGTCAGTGCCACCAGTTAGCTCCTGTATACGTAACCCGGCTTCGCGAGCCATTTTGATAAAAGTGTCCAGTGCGCAAATATGTTCGTCGTCGAGCAGCCGGCGGTCGCATGTCACACGCCCTTTTTCTATGTAAAGAACCACGCGTCCGGTGAAATCCGGAAGCACATGCAGATCCACGTTGAGGACTGGGGGGGGGATCTGCATTCCGTGCATAATTGTTTGTTGTGAGGCCATCAGTTAATTCCTCCACATACGTATTTCTCTTTCGCGTGTTTAATTAACTCCGCAAAAATCTCGTCAACAATCATCTTTCCGGTTTCGGTCAGATATTCGGTGTGTCCATTGATATCGACGCTTTTCATATACGTCTGGCGAAGAAATGTTTCCGCTTCTGTGTTGAATTCAGTCCGATCCTGTTTTTCGAAGCGCAGCAAAAGTTTCAGTATTGATTCTTCGTTAATCTCGATAACCTGAATATTGTCATCGGGCATATTTACGGAGAGACAATAACCTCCTGTCTTGCGCTTCATTCGGTTTAATGTCGCAATAGCAATGCGGCGGCGATAAATTTCAATGGTGTTGTTTTTCATTGTCACTACCGCCCGTAAGCCTTGCGCAGAAAAAGGTTTGCAATATGCAGATAACTATTTCCATAAGAGGCGAAAAGTTTTGCTGTCTTGTGTGCTGCTTTATCTTTCAGAAACGTCATTATTGCCCCCCCCTTTGAGGTGTTCTCCATCGTCATTTTTTGTCATGAAGCAAAGCTCATTAAGTAATGAGGTGAATCTTCCCGCTACCTTCACATCAGTGCGTGTGATTGCGGGCATAAGTAACTGGGTAAATTCAGCACGCAGCTCATGCGCATATTTATTGGCACACTCTGCTGTTTTGTGGGCTTTATTTATGTAAAGAAAGTCGCCATCCTGATTGGCTGGATGGACTTTGTTATTCACGATTTCACTTCTGACGATAATATTCATTTGCATTTCCTCAGGGTGAGTTTTTCCCCACCCTAAAAGGTGTTAATTATTAATAATTGACTTAATTAGTTAGTTAAATAGCAGAGAACATTTTCTTAATATCAGGATGGTCATCTATGATTTTTTTAGCATCATCACATGCCTCGTCATATGATTTAAAGAAATCAACTAATACGAAATAATTTTCGATGCGTTCGTAAACGGCGAACTCCATCTCACCAACAAATGTCGTATTGAATTGGTAATCAAAACCTTTATCGTGAGGCTGCACAGCATGGCAATAAGACCAATGCGAATTGGTTGATCTAAGCTTGGCGTGAATATCAAATGTCTGGCAGGTAGGTTTTGGTTGGGAGTTTGTGTTCATCTCATTGGCTCCGTTGTTTGCCGATGAAATGAGAATACTTAAGTATTAATTGAAGGTCAATGGTATTAATACAAAAAGAATAATAGTTTTCTTATGTATTTGTTATTGAAGATTATTTTAGTAATAAAAAAGCCGACGCTATGGTCGGCTTGGTGCTTTTTTGGCAGCGGATCAGAAGATTGTTGATACCCAAAACAGTCTTCCTAAAACTTCAAGACTATCCATGTCTACTTCTTCGTCAGGGTATTCATCAGAGTTGTAGCTTCTGATTGTCACCTTATCTGGCCCAGATCTGTAGAGGATTTTTAACCTTTTCCATCCACCTTGGTTGATGCCGTAAATTTTACCATCCACGATACGCTTGTCATGGCAGTTTATGGCAACAGTTGAGCCATCAGCGATCACTGGCTCCATGCTATTTCCGTGTGCAGCAAAGCATAGAACGCCATCACCATCACTATTAGCTCCCACCTTTCGCAATGTTGCTTTGGAAAATCTAAGTTTTTTTCCATTGTAATCATCATTAAGGGCGCTGCCATCTCCACATGCGAACTCGATATCCTTCAAGTAAGGCACCTCTACCTCATCATCCTCAAGCGGCGTTTGCTTATCCCATGGATCTATACCAAACATTCTTTGTTCTGGCGTTTTTGCTGGCCCCATGGTGCCTTCACCAGTGCTTAACCATATGGGATCTACATCCAGTGCTTTGGCTATATCCACGATTTTTCCGCTGGACTGAGCTTTTCCTGAGGTTAGTTTTTGTATGGCCCCCTGGCTTACCCCAACCCTATGCGCTAATTGACTTTGAGTAGCCCCAGCATGAGCCATCGCCAGCCTTAGTCTTTCTGCAAGTGTGTTCATCTTAGTATCTCCGATTTTTATGCATATTTAATACCACAGGATTAACCATGGCAAGCGGATAATACTTGATTAATTATTCCTTTGGTATTATTTTATATCTTTAATATTAATACTAAGGGCTTTGTTATGACTGATGAGGTGTTTGAATCCCCAATGGCGAAAGCCGTGTACGTTGCTGGTGGTCAAAGTTCGCTTGCTAAAAAGGTTGGCGTTACGCAAGGGGCCGTCTGGAAGTGGGTCAGGGGGATCAAGAAAGTTTCTCCGGTCCATGCAGTGGCAGTATCAAACGCAGTTAATGGAATTGTTAAGCCTCATGAACTGCGGCCTGATTTGCCGACTCTTTTCCCGCACCCGGGCAATGAGGTGTGATATGTCGCACTCAATCACTACCGAAAACCAAATTAAGCAATTGGATATCGATTATCGCGATCCGCGCGGTGTGATTGTGCATGTCACCGGCTGGAATCGGGATAAGCAGCAGGTGTATTTCACCAGGCAGAATTATCCGCATGAATGTATGCAGCCTGTCTGGAAGTTCCAACAATATTTTACGAAGGTCTCGGAGGCGCAAAATGCGTGATTACGGAAAGGTGCCGTCTGAGTTTTGGTTGGACCAAAACGGCAACAAATGGAAAGTGCCCACGATCAAAGGTCGCCTGAAAATGCGCGTACCCTGCCATCGCGCACTACGCGAATTTGTTCTTTGGCGCGACGGTTTCAAATGCCGTCATTGTGGTAGTCAAGACCGCATTAAATTGGTCGCAGATCACATTGTATCGCGACGTAACGGTGGTGCTCACCACCCAGACAACATGCAATGTTTGTGTGATTCCTGCAATGCGCGCAAGGCTTCCCTAG